CATGGCAGCAATCGCATCGGCGCTGGTGGTCATTGCCTCCAGATCGATCTTCTGCTGATCAAGATCCCCGTACCCACTAAAATCTACATCAATAAGCTCATCACCAACCTTGACCTGACCTTTGCCCCCTGACTTGGCTAAGGACTCAATAATCTTGCGGGCAGGCAATGTCTTAATGTCTGTCTCGATACCTTCACGGTTGGCGGCAGCGTAGTCCGGAGGCGGGGGTGGTGTGCCTTTGTTCACGGCATCACTGGCTGCCCAAAACCGTTGACGATATGCGGCTACAATGCCCTGTGCCGCCTTCTCACATTGCTTCATTAAATCATTCATTTATAAGTGCCCTATCGTACATTGCTTTCATCTCTTCACGGCCAACCTGCCGCATGTCTCTTATCTCTAACTGCTTCCCGTACAGGTTCCCTTCCCAGCCAGCGATGTATGCTTCGCAGACTTTCGGTTGGTGCGGTAATACCCAGCATGCGCAGGGACCAAGTTTCTTGTCCTTGGCATAAGCGGAACCAAACCAAACCCCCTCGGGCAGGTACGGCTCAAGCATCTCCAAGTTTGCTGTGGGAACTTTATGTTCATACCCCTGACCTCCTATGACTGTTCCTCTAACCATTTCTCCACAAACGCCGGTTTAAATTTCCTTTTTCTTCCATGTCGTAAAGCGATGAGTTTCTTGTCCTTCCATCCTTTGCAACGACTAGCGAGTTCGTCGAAACATGCACCCACTGCTTCTTTCTTCGACGCCAACATGTCCGAGATATAGACTGAATCACCGGCTGAGTCCCACGGAACCCAGTGTTTATCGATGTCAGCTTCAGGCATCTGCGTCCCAATCGCCACCGCGACCAACTCTGCCTCATGCTCGACAATGACCAGACTTCCATTTTGGTGGTGCCATGACAGGTAGATTTCCAGGATACTATTTGGCCATCCGCCGAAACACATGCCCCGCTTATCGGTTTCCCTGATGAACCGCACAACCTCAGTAACTGGATGATCTCCTCCACTCATGTCTCCTGTTTAATTGTGTTCACGAAGGCGCTGGAACGAATGCTCCTTAAATGCACCTTCCCTGAGTTGGCTGTTACCTTAAATTGAATCTCCCGGCATGGGCCTTTAGTCATCAGGTTGTAACTGTTCTTGATCGGGACAGTTAATGGGAACGTAACCGGCAGATCAAATGGCAGAGTTATGGTGCCGGTCTGGGTGTCGATTGAACTCTGGCTAACCACTGAATCAGATTCCTCATCAATGATTGCCCGGATATTAACCTTATTAGCCGTTGCCGGCTTTAACTCCACCTCAATATGGTTTGGCAATAGTTCACTGAACTGTTCCCCGAAATTCATGCCGCGAGTGGTGACTGAGGATGTCATATCCTCCCCATCATCCTGGTAGGTTGCGTCAACCTCTGAATTTGGGTTAATGTAATCCTGAAAAACCAGTACCTTACCTGACTCAGTTGCCATTGCTAATTTAAGGTCACCGTTAAAGGCGCTTACCGCAAATTGCGAAGCGTCCCATGTCCATGTTCCCACAAACGCTTTCGCTACAGTATTATATACGATGGCAGTGTTGTTGGTGGTACTGGACCCTGTGGGTACATTTAAAATATAATGGTTCCGCCAGGATGCAGCACAAGCCTGTTCGCGAGCAGCGTTCCAGTTAATGTCATCAATTACATCCTGGATGCCTACACTGATTGGTTCGCTGATCGCCTGCGCAGCACCCTCAAGGATACTTCGCACGGTCCTTATTCCATCTGGTGCAAGGAAGAATAAATCCTGCCCTATCTGAGCCACTGACCTGTGACTGACGCAACCCATATGGGTGTCAATGTTTTCAACTGTCCAGGCACCCGCATTAGTGGCTGAAGGATTAGCTACCACATTAAAAATCGAACGCTCCTTGAACACCACCAGGTTATGGCCGAACCACGGATGAATTGCGGTTATGGGATCCCCGGAATCACCGCCAATTCTGATCTGATTATTTACATTATCCCAAGCGGCACCATCCAGCAGATCACTGCAATAAAGCGCATCAGGAACTGTACTTAGGCCGGCAGCAAAAAGTCTATTAGTGTGAGCTACAATATATTTGCAGATTGGTGGGTTACCTGTGCCGGTTGACTCATCAGTGAAAGATGAACCGTCATAACTCCGTACATTGTTGGTGCCGTCAGTAAGGTAAAGTTTATCAACCAATTGCGCTGCCTCAACATTAGCCCCGCTCGCAGGGGTGTAGCCACTTACAGTAGTCCAGCCTGTTCCCCCGGTATTCTTTGAAACCACCTGCCCAGATACACCTACCAGTTGCTCCAGTGAAGGTGTGTCAAAATAAAATATAGAATCAACCTTTGGGGCGGGAACCGAACCCCAGTTGTTAGTCATGTTGTCCCAATCCGTATCCTCATTTGACCAAGTATGTATCCCACCAAAAGTAGAGTCCGTGCCTCGCCGGGTTACAATCGAGCCAAACCGATCAATATCAACATTGATACCTTCAGAGTATTGGACCGGACTCAGTAGGTTACTGCGCACGTTGGACACTTGCCCGCCAACAAAGGATTGGCAGGCGTCATAAGCTAACTGATCGTCCAGATTGTCGTTATAGAGTAAAGGCATCAGCTAAAATCATCTACATCCCAAACACCGGGCACCGTAGGCACTAACCTGGCGATCTTTGCAGACTGAGTAGTTTCGAGATCCCGCATTAACATCATGGCACCGGCAGCTTCCTGCTGCTTCACCTGCGCCTTACCGTACTGCCTCATATGCTCCAGCATGTCGGCCTCAACATAGGCGAGTAGTGCTGAGTCTATCCCATTAATCTTGGCCGAATCAGTGTCGCCCAGGGCGGTGATCTTCAGCTTGCCCAATACCAGCAAGGTTTTAGCTTTATCAGGTTTTCGTACTAACTTAATCACCGCATTGCCGCTGGAATCATTTGGTAACGTGATAAAATTGGTTGGCGTACCTGCCTCATCGAACAATGCCGGGTTTATCTGGAAAACAGTTTCGTAGTCCATGGAACCGATTTCAGAATCATTCCAGGACACTGCAACCGGGAACTGCACTGCACTATTCAGGGTTACATCAGTGGTATCCACTGCCACTGAATAACTGGTAGTGCCTAAAGTTTCGCGCCATAAACCTGAGTTCCAAATCATCTCATAGCGGCGATCAATAAAACTCTTTAGCAGAGTCAGGGAATCGGCGTCACTCTTCTGGAGTTTATCCGCCACAAATTGTGCTAATGCTGTTTTGGTCATGCTGCAAATTATTAATGATTAACCCATTACTACGATTTTAATGTAATCACCCGTCCAGCTCGTCGTGCTAGGCGAGTTGCCACTGCTGCTCCCTTTTATGTAACCCTGGGCAGAAAGCTGAACAACTACATCAGAAGATGATGGACTTTGAATGTAGGCACCGTAAAAAAACGAACCAGTACCCGGCCATTCCTGGTTTACTACAATCTGAGAACCTGAGTCTGCGCCTGAGTCGTTAGCGTAGACTTGAACTATGACATCGGCAGTTCCTAGCGCATGAGGGACGGTGAGTGTGGCCCCGTCTGCTACTGTCGTGCCATCCACTGTTTGAACCCAACCTGTAGAATATTTGTTTACTGTGCCAGTAACCACATCCGCCCAAACCGGGTCCGCCCCTGTTCCTTGGGTTTTTAAAAATTGCCCATCAGTCCCAAAGCCTAACCTTGCTGGGGCACCAGATGTCCCGTAATAAAGCACGTCCCCCTGGGTGCCATCCTCTAATTTTGCGAGAGTGATTGCATTGTCGGTTACGGTAGCAGCGGTAGCAGAACTTGAAACGGTAACAGCACCATCCTCTGCGATGGTCGCATCACCGGACATTGCAACCCCGGTTGCTGAACCTGAGTTTCCAACAATAATACTTCCTGTTGAAAGTGACTCCAGTTTGCTAAATGAAATTGCGGCTGAACTTGATACCTCCGAGTTAGTAACTGCCCCGTCAGCAATCTTGGCGGCATTGATTGCGTCATTGTTTATGACCGCATCATCCAGGAAACTGTTCAGGTCTGCTGCGGTGACCGTTTCGCCTGATGAAAATGTTTTCCCTTTAGTGATATCTGGCATTCTAATTCCCCTTCTCTAATTGCTCTTCGTATTTGTTAATCAATAGCCCTAAACTCTTCACAAACCTCGCGCCCTCATCAGTCGCTACTGCCGCGCTG